TGGCGTTCTACTGCGGTCAATCTCTGTTATGTCTGTGGAATAGTCAACACCGCCAAGGTTGTCATATCGTGTTGTATAAAGTTTTGGAGATTCTGGTACTGCCATTTCCTTGAGTGCCATAACATCACCATCCTATTCCAAAATATTTTGTTCCGTTTATCGTAGGCATAATCGTTGCCTTTGCCGTGGACATATTCGCTTCCATAATCGCTTCACGCTTCTGCACGAAGTTGTTATAATACAGAACGGCTTTGGTCTGGTCATCGTCAAGCCATACGTGATAAGCCACTAAAAGCGGAAGCAGTTCCACTAAATCTTCGGGTAAGTCTATTTCATACGAATCTTCGGTATCGGCAGTAATGATTGCAGGTCTCTGCGGTTCATAGCCCAGTTCCCTGATATAGTAAGGAAGCATCAACTTAACGGTTGAGTCATATATGTACTGCAAATCCCTGTTGATACTGTCGATAACTATTTCGTTGTATTCGTCCATTGTGGAGTCTTCTTCAAATCCAAGACTCTTTATTCTTCGTTTAAGTTCTCCGTAAGTCATTAGTATTTCTCCTAAAAAGAAAAGGGGGCATAAAGCCCCCCAAATCCTTTGTCAATTATAACTGGTCAATTTCTACGAGTGCTACGGAAGTAGTGGTCTTACCCTTTACTACAATGAAGCCCTTGTTAGTACCAGATACGTTCTTAAATTCCATAGCAGGAAGTGCTACTACGCCGTATCCGTTTGCTGTGATGCCAGTCTTAAGTGTTACATCTGCAACGCCCTGAATGTGGTCGCCCTTAAGTACGGTGATGGTGTCATCTGCGGCTGTACCTGTGAAGATAAGTACGCAGTTCTCGTCAACACCTTCAAAGTCAAGGGTGATTCCAGTGGTTGTAAGTGCAGTAAATTCGATAGGCTTGATTTCGTGTCTTGCCGTTTTAACTCTTGATACTGTTGCCGCCATTCTGGTCACTCCTTTCTATTATGCTGTCGCCTTGCAGTTCATAACAATCATCTCTTTAGGTCTTACAATCTTTGTGCCATAGAGGATGAAGCCCTTTACTGCATCGGAGAAGTCGAGTTCAGGTCTGTAAGGCTCGGTGTGAATCATAGGACGAGCAAATGCGATAGCCCTGTCAGTTCTTACCATAAAGCCGTAGTTTCCGCTTGATTCATAGCAGTTATTGGAAACCTTGATGTCCATTCCGTCAAACTGACCGATAAGTCCGTTCTTAAGGAGTGCGCTGTTGTTGGTGTCAATAGCCGCAAGAGCCTGCTTGTAAAGTGTAGCCGCCCAAGGAGCAAGAGTAACGGTAACCTTTGTTGACATAGGAACATCGTTCTCCATTAACTTCTGGTGAGCAACGAGCAGTTTGTCAAGGATGTTGTTAGCGGTTAACTGATATGTAGAATCGGCATCCTTAATAGCAAGTTCGTCTGTTACAAGGGAAGCAATAGCCTTATCCTGAACATCGGCAAGTCCTTCAGAAGTCTCTGCGGAGAGTGCTTCCATAAGTCCGCCTACAGCCTGTCTCTTATCAATATCGTCTACTTTGTAGTTGAAGTACGCCATATTGTCGATGTACATAATCTGGGAAGTATCTTCAACTGTTTCGGGTGAGGAAAGTTGTGTGAAATTGTCTCTCTTAACCTCTGTGATGGTGGGTCTTCCAACTCCAAGGATTCTTACGGAATCGCCCATCTTCTTTACTTCGCCCTCATACTGACGATTGCAGTTGGAAGCGAATACGTGAAGTCTTTCGAGTTCTCTGTTGATTGCCTCGCTCCAGACTTCGGGAATGAAGTTTTTGTAAGCCATAATTCGTCCTTTCTGTAATTAAGAAAAGAGAGCCATTATGTCCATTTGCCCATCGACTCCCTAATCTTGTCAAAATTCTTTCTTATCTGTGATGGACTCATCGCTTCAACCTCTTCCTTTGTGTAGAACCCAGTCTTTGCAGGTGCGCCAGTCTTTGCCTTTCCTATAGGCTTGGGCGGTCTGCCTTTCTTCATCTGGATTGCCTCATACGCCGTTACGGCATCAATGTCCATCGTTCTGTACTTAAAGAAATCCTCGCCCAGTTCCTCTACATCTTTGAGGTTTGCATCTGGATATTTCGCTTTGATTTCTCGTAAATCGGTGGCTTTGAGGTTGTTGAACTCCAACTGGTTACGCTCTTCCTCAAGGGCTTCCTTTTCTGCCCTTAACTGGTTGAGTTCCCTTTTGGTTTCCATATTAGCGATAGCCTCATCGAGCGAGATGTCCTCGTAGTGTGCGTGTGCCTGTGCGGCTTTGTCATCGCCATCGAACCACAGACCTAATGCTTCTTCGAGTTCCTCTGCTCTTCTCTCTGCCGCTTCAAGTTTTCTACGCATTTCTGCAAAAGCGGCGTCACTCTTACTTTCTTCTTCGGCAGGTTCGGCGACTTCCTGCTCTTCTGCGCCTTCTTCATCGAGAGGTTCGGCGGACTCCTCTACTTCTTCGCCTGTTTCAACTGACTCGTCAATGCTGTCTCCACCACCAGTACCCTCATCTGGGTCTCTTAATGGGTTGAAACCTCTGAACATTTCTGACATTTTTCGTTCTCCTTTTCTGTGTGATTTATGCTAAAGCCTGTTCTGGCATAGCACCTTGATTACCTGCCATCAGTTCCTGAACCATACCCATCGCTTCATCTTCGGGTACGCCCTGATTCAAGAGTTCCTGCATAACTATTTCGGGGTTTATCTGACCCTGCGCCTGTTGCATCATCATCTGTTCCTGCATCATCGCTTCCTGCTGTGCCTGTAAAGCCTTACGCTTATTAAGCACCTGCTGAAGTTTTGCTTTAGGTACTGATGAATTTTCAGGTGTACACTCTACATACTCGTCAAGGGTAATCAACTGTAACTGTAGCAGGGTGTCCAATGACTGCTGTTCTGCCAGTTTAGTCCACTGATTGTCAGGCGATACATCAATCTGTACCGTGGGTTTGAGGTTCTTCAGGTCTTCCTGCGTAAGAGTAATGGGTATCTTCATACCGTTCTCATCCTCGTACTCAAAAGTGATTCCGTCAGAATTGAATACAATCCACAGGTCTACCCATAAGAGCGATACATCTTCCACGAACTGCTTGAATCTTGATACCTGCTCATTCAGTGGTACTTGCGACTGGTCACGAACTGCGATGATAGCCGTACCCGAAGCCTGCTCTGGATTTATGTTGCCCAATGCGTAGTCAGAAGCACCTGCCAAGTCTTTTGTAGTCTGCAACAGGTCATTCGATAACTGTAAGGCATCGCTCGCAATATTCGCAGGATTCAGGTATGAAATCATCTGATTGATGGATTGTGATGAACCGCCCTGTACCGCTATAGGTGCGCCGACTTTATCAAGGTCTTCGGGGTTCGTTATTGCCGTAGCATCATACGCCATCCTTGGATAAGCCGCCATCTTGACAGCCATACTCCGTCTCGCCAGAGTCTTGTTCAACTCCAACTGGTTAGGTATGAGCATTTCGACTTCTCCCACGCCCCTCGCAGTATTCGGCAGGGATTCCCAGACATAGTTGATAACTGGATAGACCGTTAAGTCACCGATTATCTCTCCTACGCCATTCTGATTCACCTTGGCTTCCAGAGGCTCGATTATCACGGCTTCGGTTGAACGCCCAGTTTCCACGACTCCGTTGTCGTTTCGTGTCATATAGAGCAGAACCGTTACCTTGTCCTTTACCTCATCCTTGTTAAACAACTGCCTTTCGGTGTTATCGTCAGAACTTATCAGTTTGATGTCTTCTTCAGATATGCCGTTCTCCTTTGCCAACTTCCGTACTTCGTCAACATCCCATCTTTCCTCGATTATGATGTAAGGCTGTTCCTGAATATTGTCGATGTTCTCATCAGCAAAGTGGATGGAAGTGTTCGGGATGATTTGAGGGGGTTCGAGCGTGTTTCCATCGTGCCAATAAAAATAGGAGTCGCCCTGAATAGCGGCTGACTTTAACATTCGCCAACACATCTCGTTCATCTTGGACTTCTCCCAACATTGTCTCCAGTAAAGGTTCAGGTTCTTGTAGACTTCCGCTAACTCTGGTCGCATCTCCATATCAGAGTAGTACGCCGTCATTGCGTTCTGTGCTACGGATGAAATCTTGTACTGGACAATGGTCTTTATAAAATTAAGAACAGGAAGTTCCTCGCCAAAACTGTTCAGCCCTTTCCACTGGTTGCCTACAAAGAAGTTCCAGTTTCTCTCTGAACGCTGTAAGAGTCGCTTCTTGTCCTCATAATCCTTTGATAATTCGTATTTCTGCCAGATGTCTGTCTTTAACTTCTGGTCTTTTTCTTTTACTGCCATTATTCAATATCCTTCTGCCCAAAAGTTGTGCCGTCATAGGCATCTATGTTGTTCAAAAGCGTTTCAAACTTCTTCATTTCTTCGGTCTTTTTCTTGTTTTCCGCCCTCTTCTTCGGGTTTAAGGTGAATGTCGGGGGCGTTATGACCTTTTTCGGCTCTTCTTCCTGCAAAATGATGAGAAGTAAGCCTGCTTCCAACGCTACGGCTAATAAAAAAGACAGTAAAATAACTGCCTGAATGATGTTATACAACATTAATTTTGCTCCTTTTCCCTACTGGGTCGCCCATTCTCAACTCTTTCTGGTACTTTGGGAAGTAAATCTCCATAGAAGTCTTCTTCAGGGCTTTCCGTATCTTTGATGAGTGGTATATCAGCCTGTCCCAAGCCTGCGTTGAAGCATCTACTTCGTCATCGTGCTTGCCATTGGGGAACGCCGCAAACTCATCTATGTACTCATTGACCCATTTTGCCCTTTTAGGCAGGTATACATTGCCAGATTCTACTGCTCCTATGACTGCATTGGCACGTGAGACTTTTCCGCCGTGGGGGTTGACCGCTATTATGCCTGTCATTTGTTTGCGCAGTATGTCGATTATGGCACTACCGTTGGCTTTATCCTCAATATAGGTGGTTTTGCACTGTGGGTACATCCCTCGCAGGCGGATAATCTCACGCATTGTATCGGGTAAATTGAGGTGTTTCTTAACTCTGTCCACCAAATACATATCGGCGTTTGTCTTTCCCCAGACCTGTATCGCTACAAAGTCGTTGTCTTCTCCGTCCTTGAAAGCGGCATCTACGGACATAACCATTTCAGCCAGTTCAGGTAATTCTTCATAAAACCGCCACCATTCACGCTTGAACATCTCGCCTTCTAATGCGGTAGGATGCCCCTGAAACAATGCGTTCCAAGAACGTGAACCCTCTTTCGAAGTAAAGGCTTCCTTAAAATCGGCTAACCAAGCGTTGTCTTTCCCTATCTCTGGGCATAACGCATCGCCTATAGGTCTGCCTAAAGGGTCATTTTCTTCTGCTTCTAACGGCAGATTGACACAAGTGACATTGTTCAGGTTGTTTATTATCCACCCTGCTAAATCGTCCTCGTGCCACCTCGTCATAATCAGTATTATCTTTCCGCCGACTGCCATACGAGTGAGCATAGAGTTCAGGAACTCGTCCTTTATCTTCTCTCTCGTAGTCTCTGAATCGGCTTCTTCTCTGTTCTTAACTGGGTCGTCTATTACTATCAGGTTGGCTCGCTGTCCAGTAATACCAGACATAACGCCTCGGCTTATCATACCGCCTATTTGATTCTCCAACTCGAAATCCAAATCAGTATTAGGAGAACCCAGTTTAATATTAAAAATCTCACCGCCAAAATCTATTATTTTCTGCCTGTTGCGCCTGCCAAAACGCCTTGCAAAGTCTTCTGAATACGATACTTCTATCACCCTTGACTTCGGGTTACGCCCTAAAAACCAAGATGGCAGGGTTTCTGATATGGTCATTGACTTGCCGTGCTGTGGCGGTGTGGAAAGTATCAGTATGTCGTAGGCGTGTCCTGTGTCTTTCTCTATGAAGTCCTGCGTGATGTCACAGATGTACTTGTGGAACTTGGTTGGTTTCCAGTTTCCGTTATGCACATACTGGCAGTACGCCGCATAGTCAGACATCAGAAAAGCACGTAAACCTCTATCCATCGTCCTCGCCTAAAAAGATTCGGTATTCTATCTCTGCGCCGCAATTCGGGCAGTGCAAAATATGCACGAGACCTTCGCCGTCATAGCCCATATCTTCAAAGTCATAGTCGCAGTCCCATATAACATTACTGCAACCGTAATGGAAACAATTACACATTTTTTTCTCCTTCCTCTAAAGCAGGTGGCGGCAATGTGGACTTTTCACGTGCGTAGCCCAACTGTTTCATCAGTGCTTCCGCCTCCGCAACGCCGAGGTCATCTGCTTTGTCTCTTGTTCTGTCTTCGTATTTATCAGCCCAGTCGCACATATTCTTCAGGGTAAAGATGGTGGAAACGGACTGGTAGATGCCTGCCATTGCACCTTCAGATAACAGGTCTCCAAGAATAAGTTTATATGAACCACGAGCCTCTTCATTTTCATACATTATTCTGTGTATGGTCTGACTGCTGATTCCAAGCCACTTTGCAAAGTTGGTCTGATTTGGGATTATCGGCATTACACCGATTTCTCCGTCTGGTCTGGTAAATGGCTTGACAAAATTCTGGCTCTTTACCCAATCGGCGTAGCATTCAAAGGCATAAGTGATTTCATTGGCATTGTAGAAAATCCTTTCCTTATTTGCCCTGCCGTTCAATTCTGGTATGCCGTCATAATTCCTTGTAGAAAAAATATAATTCCAACAGGCTTTTGCCTCTGGTATAAGGTCTTTCTCGTCTATGTTCAACGGATTCGGGTATGATTCAGAATACCGTCTGTAAAGACCATTTGCCGTGTTTATTGCTTCCTTGGCATACTTTTCTTTATTCTCTGGCTTGATGTCCTTTTTCTTGTGTACCGTCATCTTCTTTACGACTATCTCATCTTTCCTCGGTCTCCCTGCTTTTCTCGGCGTTTGAGCCTTTTGATGAGTATAAGCCATAACTACTTGCCTAACGGCTTTACAAATTTAGGCTTGGCAGGCTTGATAGGTTTGGCAGATGTGTTTAAAAGCGGTTTATGCACCATAGAATTGGCGGTTTTAAGTTTTTTCTGAACAGGTGTCATAGGTGTTTTCAGTGTCTTCATTTTTTCTTCTTTCTCCTTGTGGCTCTCATTCTGGCAAATTCATAATCATATTCGGGCGATACCTTCACGTGGCTTGGTGTGCCTTTAGGAGTCGCAAATGTAGTGTATTTGTTAGGTGCGGCACTTTTAGGACTTACCTTTGATTCATCGTAAGTTATCTGATGACCAGACCCAGAATACGGATTTATGGCTTTGCCGACTTTTCTGCCTTTAGGTAACGCTTTAGCCATTATTTCTTCCTCTTACTCTTACCGCCTGTAAGGTATAACATCTTCTCTTCACGAGTCAGTTTCCTCAAAGGCTGTGTCATTATCTCTTCTTTGGTTTTCTTCTTCTTTTTATCAGCCATTACTGTGCCTCGTATGAACCAGTTACACCAAGTATGGTGACATCCTTCTTGATATTGGTCGCCTTAAGGTTGCTGTCTGATACCTGTGCAGTAGCGTAATTCGTTACATCAGTCTCCGTGGTGTCGGTGATTGATTTCTTGCCAGTAGGCGTGATGCCCTCTGTGTATGTTCCGCCAAAACACAGTTTCTCTTTGTCCTGAATACTCTTTCTCTTGAACTGTACAAAATCTGGAAATGCCATTTCTCAAACTCCTTTTTATTTTTAGCAAAATTATTTTTCGGGACTCCTTTTCCTTGACCCGTAGGGGTGCAGTACGACCCACACCCCATTAACGAATCAGTTATGAAGAAAAGGAGAAAATATTATGAAAACAGGTGTGACCCCTGTAATCAGCAAGAAACCGCCCCGAAGGGCGGTCAGCGAAAGGAAGGTAATAAAATATGAAAATCCTAATGGTTTCCCGATAACATTATAGCACCGATTACCGTGAGACTGGTCTCAACTTTTGACTCACACACATATTGACACACATATCAACACAGTCTTCAGCCCTTGATACGCAAGGGTTTTTCTTTGTTCTAACGCCTTGAAAAAACACACATATCAACACGCAATCTAACAACATCTAAATAACCAATATATATAAGTAAATTTTGAATGGTGACAGCGATTTACCGTATGTAAGTTCTACCTACCCTTTATACGCAACCGAGTCCGCACCGTCTACGACCTACCCCCTGCCCAATCCTTTTGTAGATTCCTTCCTATTATATATATAAAGAACCATCAACAAAAAAATCAACCACAAAATGTAGTAGGGCAGGGAAATATATACCACTATATATAGTATGTGTCCCTTGCATAGGCTGTGTATATACCTTCATAATGACACGGGTAAATTGTTCTTTTTAGCAAACAATTCTCTGATTTTAGTACATTTTCCCCTAAAAATTGCCGTGAATCCTTGAAAATTCTGTTGTGCTAATCGCACAAATTTCAGCACAAAATACCACATTTTTTCGTACCTATCGCACAAAAGGAAACAGTTTCCCACTATTATATACCACGTGAGAGGCTGAACCCTTGCCACGCAATGACACGAAAAAAGTGCTTGACTTTGTACGGCGTTGAGTGGTACAATACACTTGACCGAAGGGACAGCGCAACACCTTCAGTCCTGTACCTTGACAATGGCAATGCCGAGTGGGTTAGCGACCTGCTCAATAGGATACTCCCTTGGCGGTGGGTGAGAGACACCGCAGTCCCCTTGGGATGGGGGACAACACCGAAACCACTTCAAAACCATTGGAGCAGGTGAGATGGCAAGTTGATAGGCGGAAACATTATTGCACAGTCGTGATGATTGAGTGATGTGGCGGTCAAGCGCATACCGTAGACTGCAAAACCCTAGCGGTGAGCCGTAGGTGATTAGTGAAGACACGGCAAAACGCCACTGCCACAAGTGGCAAGGAATGGATGGCGGTACGGCTATAAGCCCAAGGGCTTGAAATTCCCTAAGTTGAGGCGTGCAAGAGTGGAGCAATCGAGTCCTGCTTGTATGGTAGATAGGCAAGCGTAGGGTACAACGGGCAGGGCGTGAGCGATGAGATGAGCCGATTGCCAACGCACTATAATGTATCAGTTGAGATTATGAGGCTATCAAGGGGGATAAACACAGTCAATAGTTAACAGTCATTAAATCAATTTTGAGAGAGGAGAAAAACAATGGCTACCAAGAAAAACATCGCAACAATCAACTACAACGCAACAAAGAACACTTATGAAATCGGGTTTGCACAGAGTCCCAAGAAGGATACTCCCGAATGGGATGCAAAGAACACGCTCCGTGATGTGTACCTGTTCCACTTCTATGGCGGTACACTCAACATCTGGTGCAGGAAGGTAGACGAAATCTCACACGAAGACTTTACCACAATCAAAACCCTGCTCAAAGAATCGGGATTCAAAGTAGTCAACAATGTTGGCGGCAACAATTCCAAGAAGAAGAACACCAAGAAAACCAAGGAAATGATGGCGAAGGCTATCGAATCACAGACAATCACCAAGCCTGCTCCCAAGAAGGAAGAACCCAAGGCTGAACCCGTGAAGGAAGAACCCAAGCCAAAGAAGTCTTCCAAGAAGGCTGAACCCAAGGCGGACAATACAAAAGTGGAAATGCTCAAGCAGGCACTTGAAATGCAGGCAAGACTGATTGCACAGATTGAATCACTCTAAAGGATTGCGGTTGGCATAACCGCAGTTATGGATTGACACGGATTGAGATTGTGAGGTTATCAGAGGGGATAACAAAAGTTATATCAAACAGATTAGATTTTGAGACGGAGGTTTAAAAATGTACGCTATCACTTATCGTTGGCTCGATTACGAGTTGAATCTCAAACAGATTGAGATGTTGGAGAAAAGATATTCCGTGAAGGAATGGACAGACAGATGTGTCAAGGCTTCTATGGGTACTGAATTACAGTATGACAGACTTATTGCTTGGTTAGATTTATACAGATAAGGAGGTTTGAAAATGAGATACTACAATGTCAACAATGTTTATGATGAACAAAACAAGACTGCGAAGGCAGTAATTGACCGTTACAACAACAGTATAGACCGTTCTCTGTGGCAGGTTTACGGGAGTTGTTCTCCCTACAAAGTGCAGGCGTTTGATGACTGCGAGCAATTGATGTACAAACTTGACGGATTCGACTTGAGAATCATAGCGCACAATTGTATGCAGTTTTCCTGCGGATTCTTGTTTGTAGACCCTAACACGGGAGTTGTGAGATTCTGTTACTGCACAAGAGACTACACACGATTCTGTGATTATGTTTGTTGAGGTGAATGTATGGACAGAAAAAAACTCAAGGCTTGGATAATTACAGTAATTGAAGGGATAGCACTTTTCCTGTTCTTTTGTTTGGATTGGGAAATGATATTTGGCTTAAAGTAATGATGATTATGCTGACCTAACGGCAATACGGGGAGAAGGAGAAAATTATGAGTTTCAATTACAGAGATTTTGAGTACGAAGTATCTTCCCTGCTTGATGATGCTTGCGAGAATGTGAAGGACAATGTTCGTTGGGAAGTCAATAATGCAATCGACAGTGCTTTCTGTGATATGAATTTTGAAGACCTGCTTGAAGAAGTATGGGACAATGCGCAGGAAGAGGCTCGTGAAGAGTTTGACAAGGAAGTACATTGTATTAAAGACGAAATGTGGAGTACACTATGCGACTATTTCACGAACCCGTTCGCTGAAGACCCTCACACAGTATTCTCAAAGTACAGTGCTGATGAGTTTATTGAGCGCGCTATGAAAGACCTGCTCGAAATAAGAGTTGGAGATGAGGTAATCTTCACTACCGATACATTCGAAAAGAGGCGTGGTCTTGTAATGAGTATCATCGAAATGCCAGATGGAGACAATATGTATAACATACTTGACAAGTTTGGCGGATTTGGTTGGTCAATGCTTAAAGCGGATTTGACGAGGACAGGAAGAACCTACACAGAGTATATTGATATACTCAAGGGACTTGCAGAGCCTATAAACGAATAGTTGTGGGGAGCGCTTGCTCCCCTTTTGTTTGAAGGGAGATGAGGTTATGCTACACGATATTATCGCAACGATTTGGAGCATTGGATGGGTTTGGTTAGCGCTGATAATTGCGCTGATAGTTATCTACATCATTGGCGTGATAGTGAAAGGAGATTGGAATGTATAGGCAGTATGAAGACCCGTTTGCCTTGCAGGAAAGACTTGACCACTTGCAGGGAATGTTGGAATGGGCAAAACGAGAGAATTATGACGAAGATTATCTGATTGACCTTCAAATGGAGATTTATGAAGTGAAGGACAGAATCAACTTTGCTTGGCAGGACATCGAATATGACGAGATGTTTGCTGAAATTTGAGGAAGGAGAGCATTATGGGAACGATAAACTATGGCACAAGCAACTATATCACAATGGGAATCAAGCCGTACTACTATACGGATTTTGATGAAAAGGAGATTGCTGAAGACTATTGTATGGCAAATGATTGCGACATAGATGATTTTGATGTTGCTCCGTACATTATGGATTTGATTCAAGACTATTATATGGACGATTGGCGTAATTGCTATGATGTTCTGTCTCAATACTTTTTCCACTACTATCACGTGGTGCTTAAAGGCGGATACTATGAAGGGTTCTATCTTGACATAGAAAACAACTATGGAGTTTGTTATGACGATTGGACAGACAGAAGAGAAGCCAACAAGGAAATCACTCAACTGAAAGAGTGCTTGATTAAGTTGGCAGGTATGGGTATGGTGGCTTGTTACCCGTTTTGGGTAATGAGTTATGAAGACTATGAAGGCACATTGCGTTGCATAGATGAGGCAATCAAGGAGATGAGAGCCGAAGTGAAAGTTATACCTACTTGGAGACAGTACGAAAGAGAGGCGAAGTAAAATGAAGAAATTTGATTCTGATTATTATGGCAGATTATGGTGGGGTACAGATATTTCTGCTGAAGATTTTGCAAAAGAAGTTTGGAAAGACGGATTCAATGCAGGTGCAGAAAGTCGAGCGTATTTCTTTGCAGGAGCAGAAGTGCTTTTGAAAGAAGAAGAGTTGTGCTATGGAGTTGTAGTGAGTGATGAGGACGATGATTGGGTTCGTGTTTTGTGTTCAGACGGGTCTGTTCCTGCCTATTCGAAAGATGAGGCGCATAGATACCTTGAGAAGACGGGCAATGCCTATTCTGAAGTTATGGTTTTGCGTGAAAAGTTATTCTACTCGCAAGGAAGGGAGTTTTGAGATGAAGGCTGAAAGATTCATATATGAGTATGCAAACTATTGTATCAAAGGTTGGAAGGAATTGATGAATGACTGCCCTGCCCTTGGTCATAGCGGATATGCGGATAAGATACAAGAGCGCATAGATAATATCAACAAATATGTCAGAGCAAGGGAAAATGGTCTCATAACACCGACAGAGGCGTTAATGAAGATTGCAGATTGTTAAGGAGGCTATGTAATGAGTGGATATGAAACGATTAGATTTCAGCAGTTGGTAGACTACTTGCAGATGATGATGAATGACTTTAAAGAACGAGAGGCAAAGTATGGTATGAACGATTATACACGCAAATGTATGCTCGATATGATTGCCTGCAAAGAGATGGTCGAATATTTTTCAGATGAGCCTGTCAATCTTCAGAAAGATGGGATAGTTACACTTGGGTTTTAAGAAAGGAGAACAGTAATGAAAATCAGAGACTTTATCAAAGAGGAAATCGACATTGATGTTTGCGATGATTATGACGAAAGTTGTTATGTTGCGTTCTGTGGGGCTATAGAACTGACAGAGGAAGGTGAAAAGGAATTTGCCGATGTGCTTGATTTCAACATTAAGATTTACACAAACGGATTTCCTGTCGCAATCATCGAGAATGTGGAGAATGACAAACAGGTGCGCAAACTTGGGAAACTCTTCTATGGTATGGCAGGGTTCTGCACGGAAAAAGATTGGAACAAATGGTTTATTCAGAAATGAGGTGATGGTATGACAGCGTTTGAACTTTATCGGCATCTAAAACATTACGGTGCTGAACACAATGAGTTATTTGTTTCGCACAAGGGCATTCAAACGGCTCTGTATGGTGAGGAGGATATAGCGATACCCTTTGTTGAAAATTTTGATTTTGACAAGTATGAGGGTGAATTTGTACTGATTCCATTGGAAATAGTTGACCCTCTTAAATTGGAAAGGAAGTGATGATATGAAGACATACGATATTGATGGCACTTGTTGTATTAGTTATGGTACGGCTTATTGGGCATTTGTATTGGGTTATGATTTAATGCACGATGAATTATCCAATTCAGAATCGCCCGAATGTGATGCTTGTTTTGACCGTTGCTTACAACTTGTGGAAGAGTTTTACGAGAGCCAAGAGTATGGAAACTATGGCTTTTCTGGATATGAGGCGTTGGAGATGTTTCTCGACAGAACAACAAAAATCCACGTTGGTGATGAAGTTGAGTTGAATGAGTTATCTGTCAATGTTACTTGTTGCGAACAAGCCGTAGGCACAAAAGGAATCGTGCTATGGGAAGATGGCATAGATAGTTGCAACATTATGTATGACAATGGTGTTACAGAGGAATTTCGTTGGGAATATCTGACCAAAACGGGCAGGCGCTATCCCATAAATGAAATACTGTCAGATTTTAGAAAAAGCAATGAGCGTTAAGAAAGGAGATTGAAAATGAAAGATTTAACTATGGAAATCGCTATGGCAGGAGAAACCAAAGCAATGGAAAAGCAGTTAGAGGAAACTCGCAGATACAATAATCTGATTAATATTCTGAATAGTATCAAATCAAATGCTGAAAAGATGGATATTTTTATTAAGAATGGCGAGGCTTTGAGATGGGCAGGTCTTCTTGAGCCTGATTATCACAGATGGAGTGAGGACTCTCTTTATGCAGATGGAATACATCACCGCCTTGGGTTTATGAACGCTCGCAAATATAAAGGCGATGTTATAAATGCTCTTGGAGTATTCGGCGGTGGCGCAAATGGTAATGTTTCCGTAATATACAGCGCAGGTGAGATGTGGCTTGCCGATGAATGGGGAGACAACCGTATTTCTTTATTCTATATATCTGATGAGAGATGTGAAACAGTCGAGAGCAGAATTGGTTACTATACTCGTGAGGCGGAAAAGTTTCTCAAGGATTTGAACGAATGTGAATTTGAAGGGAAACTTGAAAGATACCTTGAAAAAGTGCTTTAAGCAGAAAGGAGAAACAAAATGAGAACAAGCCCGTGGGACTATAAGGTATGGAACATTGAAGCAATGTGCGGATATGAACCGAAGACAACATTTTACGAAGACTTTGGCATTGCAGAGTTTTATGGAGCAAGCGCTATCGAAGACACTTATGAGAGAGCAATGGAGTCTTGGAAGACCGATGTGTTCTATCTCACAGAATTGGTTATGGTTCTGAATTGGAAGATTTGGGAACACTATGATGATGGCAATATGGAACTCGCAGGACTGTATGAAAAATTATGGAAGCGTGCTGACAATTACGCCTGCAATACACTCAAAGGCGATGAGTTAAGTTATTTCTTTAGGACAACAGATTGAAAGGAGACACGGTATGTATACGATACTGATTATAGACCAAGACACTAGAGACGGAGTAGTTACTGCTATTGTTACCGTTGCTTGGGAAAGCGACTATAAACTTGTAGAGGAAGCCATTAAGAAGGTTCATCAAATCCCCGATTATGACAATGAGGTTCTGCGTGAGGAAATAGAGTCCGCTTTAGGCGACCATTTATGCGGATACCAAGATACTTGCTTTAGCGGAGATTATGAACTTTGGTGGTAGAAAGGAGACTGAAATGAATACAAGAACCTGCCCTATTTGTGGAAGAGAAGTTGAGAGAGAAGATATGACATTCACTTACGATTGCCACGGCATCCCGTTCAGACTCGTCTGTTACGATTGTTATGACAAGGTTATGGATGAGAAAGGCTATGACGGACAGTATTATACTGCGTTAGATGAAAATATTGATTGGGATTGGTAAAACTGATATAATAACGAAAGGAGATTTTTATGGAAACACGAGGTAGACCAATGTATGTAAAGAAAGAAAAACCTACTAATGAGGAACTGCGAGAGGCATCACATTCAGACAAGATATATTCTGTCAAAGAGTTGAGAGACCTGCTCGCTTTAAGTCAGAGAAAGTTTGCGAACAAGTATGAGATACCCTCAAGGACTATCGAAGAATGGGAAAGTGGAAGAAGAGTTGCGCCGCCTTATGTGGTCAGTCTTCTCAACAGAGTAGTCAAAGAGGATATTAAGTATGAGTTACGATACGGAAAGAAGGACAAATGATAGACATAGAAAAAGAAAAAGAACAAACAGTGCGCATAATTGAGCGCAATTTAAGAACCATATTTATGGCAAAGAGGGTATTGATGGATTTGGGATTGCGTGAGGATGATATAGATGGCTTCATTGCCGATACTGGAAACAACTACAATACATATTTTCAAAATCTAACCAGAGATGAGATGGCAGGCGAAATCATTGATGATTTGTCAAACTTCGACTAATTTAATGGGGGGCTTCAATGCCCCCCTCTCTCTGTATATTTTCTTATTTTGATTCTGATTCTCTGTACGGTTCTGTACACGGAAGCCCTTGAAATGTGAGCCTTATAGGCTATGTCATTTACTGCGAAGTGGCTACGAAACCCCTTGATAAAATAATATTCTGCTACCGTTTTCTCCGTTGAATCCAAGCAGTTAAGGAAGTTATCGGCTCTCTTGAAATACTCGTTCAAATCGTCGATTTTCGCCCTTATATCGGCTATCTTCTCAACGGATACCTCTACTTGGGAACTCGGCAATCCGCCTGTAACTTTTGGTTTGGCATAATCCATACCGCCCTGCGAACACGCTTGAGCCAAGTCCCACTCCAAGTCTCTTAACTTTCTCTTGTTCGGTCTGTAATCCCTAAAGAATCCATCGACATCAAACTGCATATAGTCTTTCATTTGCCCCTCTCTTTCACATATAGCCAAGTGGTATATAAATTCATCCAGTTATCCAAGTCCATCGTTACATAGGTCTTCGTTCTGTTTCGTCTGTGGAACACGCAAGGCATTTCGTCTATGTTGGCATCTCGTTCTGCTTGTTTGATAGCCTCATACAGATTTAGTTTCTCCACGTGTTTAGCCTCTATGTGGATATAGGGAAGTCCTACTACATCATCTGCTTCCCCTTGCTTCCCACTATATTGTACTCCCCTACGAGCCTCTGTAAAGCCATAATGTCTAAATGTGTTGGCTAACTCCCTCTCGTACCTTGCACCTTTCTGTTTAGAATTGATTTTCGCCATTTTTCAAACTCACCGTTTCTGATTGACTATCAATCGTATATTCAGTCGTATTTTCTTGTGATTGGTTATACCTCTTATAGTCATAGAGCCTTGCTCCGCACCACGGACAGTGGGTATAACTTAATTCTGATTCCCAAGGCGTACCGTCATCATTCGTGCCGTGTTCTCTGCGTTTAGTGCCAATACCGCATACCGAACAATAGTCCCACTCTTCAGCCTCTGGGTGCGGCATCCACCAACCTACTGCTACTCTGCTCATCTTTATTCCTCTGCTTCTATTATCGCCCACTTGGGGCAAGGTTGCATAAATTCTGGGTCGATACAGTTATCTTGTACTTTAATCACTTGGCATCACCTACCTTTCCGCATCTATTATCGTTGGGAAATTGTTCACGGTAGTTAATATATCGTCTGCTTTATAAAGTGCTTCATCTTCTACCCCTGCTCCGTGAACCAACTCGCCTTTTCTGTTAATGTGATACCAATCTGTTCCATCCACGATGTCTGCCAATTCATCCCCATCTATCAGCCTTCCGTGTGGTGCGGGTATCTGAACGGCTTTAATATCTTTCCTGTCTGTTTCGTATAGCACATTTGAAGTTGTTACGTAAGTATTGCCGTTATCGTATATAGTTATATGGTGACAATCACCAATCTTCGGCATATCAATCCCCTCAAGTATTATGCTCATCGGTTCTCCTTTCTCCGTATGAACAGAAGCCTAAAGGGTGTATGTCCATATCAATATATGGATTAGTGCAAATCAATGCTCTTCCCTTGCCGTTGTTATCGCACCACTTACACTCCCCACACCTTACCAATGGTATTTGCCTAACTGTTCTTGTGCCATTTCCATTATCTTCGTGTATCATTATACATTCACTTATTATCATCGGTTCTCCTTTCTCCGTAGTTGCAAAAGCCTGTTTCTTCAACAACAAATGCCCACTTTGGTCTGTGACATAATCCGTCATCATAGTGCATACACTCCCCACACCTTACAAGGTCTATCTCTATTAGTGGGCAAGTCTTATAGGTTTCGACATAATCATATCCATTGGATTCTGGTTGTAATTTACACGACAAATCATATTCGAGAAACATACAAGCCTCATCTAATAATCCATCATCTATCTCTTTAACGCACCCTTTCGGCTTGCTCATATTTGCTATGTAAACACCCATATCAATTCTCCTTTATGACTATCTTGATTTCAAAATGACTATCTTGATTTTCCCACCCACCCCTACCAACAAAAGAGGTGTTAGAATGGTATCTGTTCGTTCAGTTCCTCAAAACTCGTCTGCGGCATAGTGGCAGGAACTTCCTTGTCTTTCGGTTTACCCTGCAACTTCTTGATGTCATCAACATTCACATCTGTGGTATATACTACCGTGCCGTCTGTCTTTTTATATGAGCCAGTAACTATGTGTCCTCTGACTTCTACCAAGTCGCCTTTCTGAACAAACTGTGAGCAGAACTCTGCGGTCTTACCGAATACCGTAACTGGTATGAAGTCTGTTCTCTTGTTGTCTCCAAAGCCACTGTCTACCGCTATATTGGTCTTGGCTACCATTGTTCCTGTCTTTGATGTATAAGTCTCGAAGTCCTTTGTCGTCCTTCCTGATACGATTGCTAAATTCATTACGCTCTCCTTTCGATTATCTTGAAATCTTCTACTGGCGCTCCCCATTCGTAGCAATTGTTCTGCATACTTCTTAAGGTGTTCAGTATCTCGCTCTTATCCTCGTCCTCAAGTTTCATAGCCTTGATGTGCTTTATAGCCTTGATGACTTCTTCCTCAAACTTCTTCGTCTGAATCGTCTGTTTCTTTACTGTTACCATATCTTTGCTCCTTCCATATATCATCGTACTCTATCGTTTCCTTGGCTTTTTCTATGACCGCCAGTAAATTCAGCCCTGTCATCACTATGCCTGCAATATGTTCGCTTAACTCTGACAAGTGTTTCTGATTAGGTCTGTTATCGTGGTAGTCGAATTTGACTTTTAGCAGTTTCCCCCAAGAGGTAGTATTAAGGCTATCCATCTCGTAATAGAAATGCTTTATTATGGCGTAGGCTTCCTCGTCTGAACCGAAGTAGGGAAATCCATTAGCATATTTGCACTCTCTTAACGCAAGCACTATTCCGTCTATCAGCGTTTCCTTATGCTCGTTCAGAATCTCAAGCAATTCGTTTCTCTTCATCTTTCGCTCCTTATAAACAATCCTCTATCATATCGGCTACTTTGCTCCGTGGAAGACCCAACTCTTCGGCATACATCCGTATGAACCCATCTACTGCAAGAGCAAAATCTGTCGCACAACTGTCGCACAAGTCTTCCAAACAAGGCTCTCCGCATACTATACATTTCTTTGCTTCTCTGAATCCCCAGTCTCCGCAATTAGGACATCTGTCCTTTTCTTCCTCATAGCCTTTAATCGGCTCTTCAAATACTGCACCGCAGTTTTCACATATAAACATCTTACTTTCTCCTTATGTCTTTCTGCTTGAATCTCTTTGTGGTTGCGCCCTCGTTAAACTTGGTACATTCATCACCTGCGGGGCAACCTCGTCTTTCCAATCTGTCCAAGATGTATGCACACGCTATCACGCCATCGCCTTTTATAAGGCTTGTTACGTTGGTGTGGTGCTTACATTTCTTGCACCTTTCTGTGCATCTGCTTATTTTCTGTACTGCCATAGCGGACACTCCTTTATCAGGCATTTCTCTGCTTCGGTCTTACTGTCTCCCGAACACGCTATGCAGTAGTTCTTTATGGCTTTCTTAAGCCTTTTTAATTCTGTCTCTGGCTTGATTTCCTTCATCATATCACCTCATAGAATGTCATCCTTTCGGGCTTGAAGTTTATGTCGAACTCACCAGTCTCGCCATCTCTTTGCTTTGCTAAATTAAGCCTCATAGGTCTTAACCCGTTTTCCTTATAAGGTTCATAATTCAGTCCGTGGTTTCTGAAGTCATCTTCCGTATATCTGTGGAGCAGAATCACGTTATCAGAATCCTCTTCAATTGAACCCGATTCCTTAAGGTTTGCCATAGTCGGCTTTACATTGTCGGCACTTCTGTTTATTTGGCAGAGTATCAGTATGGCTACATTCTCCTGCATTGCTATCCTCTTAAGGTTGGAAGTCATATATGAGAACTGGAGTCTTAAATCCTTGAACGGAACGCTCGCTCTCATCTGTGTCAACTGGTCTATGACTACGAGGAAAGGTTTCTCCCGTTTGATGGTCGATTCTATGGCTTCTATTCTGCCCTCGCCTTCATACACTTTGAATCTTCCCGACTTATCCATTTCTGCTACGTGGTCTACTCCTGCTTGGAACAGTCTCTCGTTCTGCCTTTTACCCGTCTGAAATTCTTTTGCTGATATGAAGTTGTTCATTACGAGCAGTCTGCCGAAACTCTGTGTGGCACTCATCTCAAGCGGAAAGTATAAGACTTTCTCGCCCTGCTCCCACGCTCCGTAAGCCATCTGCAATGCAAAGGCTGACTTTCCTACTGACGGTCTCGCCGCTATGGCGGTCAGTTCTTTTCTTTTTATGCCTGCGGTAAACTCATTCAGAGTTTTGAGTTTGTTCCAATTAACTGTCCGTCTGTTGGCTCGCTCTGCCATTTCATCCAACAAGGCTACCGCAGGGTTCTGAACTTCTACCGCATCCCCATTCTTGACAGAATCAAGATAGTCGAGTTTTTTTCTTATATCGTTTAAGTCTGACATATTTGCTATGTCTCGTTTTACTTGGACTTCCATCAGTTCCGTAAAGGCTTGGCGGTACAGAGTCTCTGACTGGAGTATGGACATTTCCGCCAACTCTGGAAGGTTCTTCAACTCCGTACCTATCTCATACATATTCTTGCCTTTTTTCAAGCCTTTTACGATTTCTGATTCTGTGAAGTCGTTTTCCTTGATATACTTTAGGTCTTCAAGATGTTCTTCTCTTAACCAAGTACCAAGTAATATCGCTTCATATTCTCTCATAACATTATCCTTTAACTTGTTTTTACAACTCCGTCACCGAAGAACGGTTCTGAAATATTATTATTGGTTTCTTTAGATGGTGTCGATTTGCGTGTGGATTCGTGTGTGAATTTTTTGCCCTTACCTTTCTCCAAGCCTTGAAAATCAAAGGTTGCGATGGAATAAAGGTGTGTGGATTCGTGTGTTAATTTGTGTGTGAGCGCCAATCTCTTAACGGCAGTACGCACTCTGCCCACATCCGCGCCCAAGGCTTTTGCCACATTCCTATAGGAAAACACCGTCTGATATTTTTTGATTTGCCTGCCGTCTGATACAGTAGAATCGTACATATTGTAGTTGGCAAGCAGGTACAGATATACTTTGAGTGTCAGGGGGTCTTCGTCCTTGAACATATCCCACTGAACTATGTCTCGGTCTAAAAAGGAATAAAGCATCACTCTTCGGGTAACGTAATCCGCACGTACCCTGCCCTGCCTTTCTTCGGTTTGGGTTTGACATAATGTTCATATAACCTTGGGTTATCTGCCTCAAAGGCTTTCTCGTCAAACTTCATCTCTATGGTATCTGCCCCATCTGGCACAAGCGTTACTTTCATTCCGCTATTGGCGATGTATGACTTGATACCTTTTTCCTGCATAAGATTCTTGAGATTTTCCTTGAGGGTCTTGTACTGTTCTTCTAACTCCTTGAACGCTCTCAACTGGGTTTCCAGTACCATTGCCCTATCAGCCATCTCCACGATTTCAGTAGGTTGCAAATCTTCGTCCGTAAGGAACGGGTTGCCCTTCATCTTGGCAAGGTCTTGTCTGAACCGCAGTATCTGTCTGTTGATTTCCGCACAGAGGTCTTCGTAGTCCTTGATATTGATTCTGTATATGTGCAGGCGTTTGTGTTTGAACCTCGTACTGTAGTCTTCGGGTCTCTCATACACCGCTAACATACCGTCCTCTCTCTTGAAGAGCATCATATAGAAAAGAATCTGTACCAAATAGGGCTTGTACTGGTCAATGTGTTTGTGTATAATAGAAGTAGTCTTAATTTCGAGAATAGTATCTTTGTAGATACCATCGCAGTTTCCCCTTAAGTCGCCCTCGATTTTGACCGATGGGATGAACTCGCAATCGTACTTTGCATTGATATATTCTCGAATTTTTTCTTCCATCTCGTTGCCGTACTCTATCTGCTTTGATGTGAACTCGTTTGAGATTCCATCGCCAGAGGGTTCGGCTTTTTCTCTTAATAACTGCCACCGTTTCTTAAAGGGGCTGATACCCATTATGATTGGGATGTCTGAACCGCCTATGTATTTGTCACGGTCTTTGATTACACTATCTGCTTTCATTCTTCTTCAACTCCTTCAACGCTTTCTCGAACTGCTCTTCGGTTGCGTTTCTGTTAAGGTCATAAGCACTCGCCACCATCGTCATATCTATGCCGTGTTCCTCACAGTATGCCACTAACTCGTCTCTGTGAGTTCTCTGTTTGGCAGGCGGTGTGTTCTTCTGCTGATTCTTGTATTCATCAGTATCGGCATCCTTGGTATCGTCTATGCAGAACAAACCGTTGAGTGCATACTTCCTTGCGTAACTGCTTGCAGTTCCTGTAATCTGTGAGCCGTCCATACCTTTCTTGTCAAGGTCTTCTCTTGCAAAGGCACTAACTTTTTCGTCTTCCTTGCCATTGGTGAGCGTTGCCGTTGCTTTGACATAATATCTGTCGCCTATAAGCATTATCTCGTCTGATAAAGTCAACTGACAGTTGTGATTTTTCAGTAGCGGCTTAACCGCTTCCAAGATGTCTTCGGCACTTCTGTACTTGTACTTACCGAATGAGTTGTACTGACCTTTCGGTGCTTTCAGTTCGCTTTGGATTTCTATTAACTCTTTCATTCCTCTTCTCCTTTCACTGGCTTAAAGAATAGTGTGTCTTCCTCTACCCATCCTTCAAACTTCATACAAGATTTTGTTCTGGATAAGATTTCCAAGCAGAGATTGACTGACGGAATCTGTGAACCACCGTTCTTGTGTCTTCTGACTTTGATTAGTCCTACCTTATGAGGTCTTAAAGCGAATGTTTCACCGAATCTGTAAAGGTTCACACGCTCTTCATCTGACCACGGCAGTTCTTTCATATACTTGCTTGCAATATTGAGGACATTCTTATTTTTGGATATGGTGATATATCCTTTAGACCTCTCGTTACTGTTGATTTCGATGAGTTCAAACTCACCCCATAAACTTTGCTCTAACATTTTGACCTTCCTTTCTATTAGAGTCTGTTTTTTTACTCTTGCTTTGTGATAATTTATTGCCATCGGTTGAAACTTTTTACCACGAAACGCCCCGATGATTAGTTTCGCTACTCTCGCCAGATTAATAAACCTACTGACAGCCAATGGGGTATGATTTTGAGACTTTCAGAAAACAATTGGCTAACAAAAGAGGTCTGACTGCCAGTAGGTCGGCAATATCCGTAAAGCAGGTCAACGAATCAACCTATTTATGCTTACCTTTAGGACTTTGGATACTCTGTCAAGGCTATCGACTGTCGGAGAAGATGTTCGCCACTTCCCAATCGAGCCGTTTGAGATGCCTGCTTGTATCTCGATTTCCCTTATGGTAAGACCTTTACGGTTGGCGATTTCCTTGATATTTTCATAGATGCTCATAATCGCCTTTATGAGAAAGCGTTGACTTTTAATCGAACATACTCTAAAATATAGTCCCACCCATAAGTTAAAGCACGCTCGATGTTCAGAGCCTTTCGCTTGCCTACACCCTTATTATAGTCGAAAGGTTTCTAAATGTCAAGCACAAATTTGAAATTTTTCGAAAGGAGTCTAAAATGACCGTCTATGATAGGGTTAAGGCTCTTTGCGATGAGCGTGGCATCTCCATACGGAAACTCGAACTGACCTTGGGTTTCGGCAATGGCAGTATCAAGAAATGGGAGACTATGCGCCCCTATGCCGAGAGGCTTTCTAAAGTGGCTGATTACTTTGGAGTATCTACCGAGTATCTGCTTGGCGAGTCGCCTGCCGAATACTACACAGACCCAGAGGTTGCACGCATCACGCAGGAACTGAAGGACAGACCCGAACTGAAAGTATTATTTGATGCTTCCAAAGATTTGAATAAGGAAGATTTGGATTTAATAATGAATATGATAGAAAGGATGAGATAATAATAAGGGGGATAACTTAATGTCTATATATAATAATATTAAATATATAATAGTAGACTTCCTTCCGCCGAGCGTATCGGCTTGCCTTACGGAATGTGCCGAGCCTGACGGGGACTTCTATACTGTTATGCTGAACCGAAACTGTGGAGACGAAAAGATAGCAGAAGGCATAGAACACGAATTGGAGCATTGCCGCCACGATGATTTTCGCTCTCCCCTTTCAGTCGGTGAGATTGAGATTATGAGACACAAATAAAAAGACTCCCTGCTATACGGAAAGGAGTCGAAATGACATTGAACGAATGGGCAGAGACCTGCATCTCTGTCTACAAGCCTAACTTAAAGAAAGGCACAAAGTATTATAGCGCATACACCAACAGAATGAAGAACTGTGTGCTGAAACATCTTGGGTGTATGGACATTGAAAACATAAAATCCATAGACTGTCAAAGATGTATCAATGAACAGATAGGGAATTCCGCTTTCCAGATAAGTCAGACTAAACAGTTGATGGACTTTCTCTTTGAGCGTGCCATAGATAATGACCTTATAAGCAAGAACCCTGCGAGGAACATTACCAAGCCTAAAGGCACAGTAACAACAAGGCGGTCTATCACAAACGATGAACGTGAGGCGTTTCTTAAAGTAGTTGATGACCCTAAATACCTTCCATTTGCTTTTATGTATTTCTGTGGATTGAGACCATCTGAATCAAGAGACATCAAAGAGTCTGACATCATAGAAATCGCAGGCGTTAAGGCTCTGCACGTTAGGGGTACAAAGACTAAAAATGCTGTAAGAGACATTCCCCTGCCCGACACTTTATCGACTCTTATACAAAACTCGCTGAGAACGCAAAATAGAGCCTCACAGGGGTATATATGCCATATAAGCGAGAAGACTTTGAAGAGAAGATGGTCGGTCTTGAAGAAGATAATGGGTAATGCGCCCGACCTTGTACCCTATTGTTTCAGGCACACTTTCTGTACGGATTTGCAGAAAAAAGGAATAGATGTGAGGGTCGCACAGAAGTTAATGGGTCATTCAAAGATAGATTTGACAGCCACTATATATAGTCATATAGATGAAGACTTGTTTACAATAACATTTGAGAGGATGAACTCATAAAGAAAAAAGCCCAAACCCCTTGAAGAGTAAGGACTTTCTTATCTGGTGGAGCGTAGGGGATTCGAACCCCTGACCCCCACACTGCCAGTGCGCCAACATATTGTATGTAAACCAATGTAAACCACAATATATAGTATAGCAGGGAAAGAAAAAGAGGGGGCATAAAGCCCCCTTAAAATTATGCGTAAGGATTTCTCTTCCAACCACCGTCATTTTCAGCCAATTTCCAGAAATATGCTTTCTGTGCTTTTGAGAGTTTGTTTCTCTTCGCTATGGTTTCTATGGCTGTGTATGCTTCTGACTGTTGGATAGCACCGTTACGTTTGCTCTTATCGGGATTGTGTTGGTCTACATACCATACTTCATCAAGGAATTGCTGATATACATCCTTCGATACAGTTTTGCCATCATATCTTGAATCAGACCTTGCCTTGAAATATGAGGTGTATTTCTTTTCTGTATCAGACATATTCTCACGAGCCTCGGCTTCTTCCTGCATCTGCTCAAGAGTCTTGCCCGATTTAACAGCATTCTGCGCACGCTCCCAAACTTTTTCTGTGATGTTTTTATTGATTGACTGCGCCTGTTCAAGCGTTTTAAACCCACTCTTGGCAAGTACGAAAGCCTTTTCTGCGTTGGTAAGAGTCTCTCCCGAATTGGCTTTGACTTCTTTATAAGCCTTTGTCATAGATGTGTATGCTTTAGCCCAGTTTTCCTTGCTGATGTCGAGGGTCTCGTCATACTTTTCACGCTGTGAACTGTCAAGTGCATAGAAGTCTGGTGCGGAAGCATACTCCTTGCTTACTTTGGTAAGATATTCTGTCTTGCCTTTTTTATTGGCTTCGTCATAGACATTCTCAATCATCTTGCGCTGTTCGTCAGCAGAAGCATTCTTGTATCTGTCGGTGCTGAACAGTTCTTCCAAGCCTTTGTACTTCGCCTGCCCTACAGTCTTCTTGTACTGCGTAAACTCGGCAGGTGTCATCACATATTCTTTGCCGTCAAATTCCTGCATATAGGCATTTGAATTAACAGTAGGAATAATCTTGTCTTTGTCTTCCTCGCCAAGAGCATCGTACAGTCGATTGATTTCCTTATCAACTGAAGTAACATTCTTCTTGGTAATGTATGCAGGTGAGAGGAAGTTTTCAAAGAACCCGTCAGATTTTTCAGTTCTGCCCCACTGGTCAACATAGTCTTGGCTCAAACCACTGCTTAATGGAGTCTTATTAATTATCTTGCCTAACTGTTTTTCAATTTCCCTCTGTAAAGGGTCTGTTGAAGTTGACAATGCAGTCTTCCTGTTCTTGTTTACAAAAGTTCTTGTTATCTGACCTGCAAGAGTAGGAACATACTGTGAAAGATAGTTGAACCCTGCGTTCTTCGCTATGGTGGAAAGACCATTGCTATCAGAGATTGCGGTATTGAACGTGTTCTCAATGCCCTGCAACATAGACATTTCAAATATAGGATTTGTCATATTGGAAAGAGCATTTATGAACTTGCTTGCATCTCCGCTTCCGCCTTTAGTGCCTGCTTCAACTCCAACAAAGAACGGCATTGACATTGGCGCTATCCAGTCAAGAGTAATTGAATTATCGCCTATTGTAACTGCATAATCTTGCGCCCCTTGTGTTTTGTCGTAAGCGACTTTCTTATCCCAGTCACCAAGCGAACCATTTACAATGCCTTGTTTTCCAAGATACCAACCTACTAACATTACTCCACTACCAGTAAGACCATTTGAGAAATACTCAATGCCCTTTAATAACTGGTCTGAATTTTTCGCTTTCGCAATATCATTTAAGCCTCTCAAAACACCTGCTGGCGAATACTCGAATGCTCCTCGTTTAAGGATATTAAGCGGAGTTTTGACAAATGGTATAGTGGAATCCATAAGGAATCCTGTCGCTGTCTTGCCTGCGGCTGTCAATGCACTATCTTTTGAAGTAGGTTTAAGATTCTTTCTGAACTTATTAAGAGCAGTAGCGAGTTGATTGGAATCACGATAGGTCGCTTTAAGCGCTTCGTTCTGCGCATATTTAGATGCTCTCTCCGCTATCTCTTCTGTAATGTCAGAAGCCTTGATGCCGTGAGCCTTTAGATACTGGGCGTAGGCACTTCTATAAGTCAGACCCATAAAGAACTCGTCTTCTTTTTCAAGCAATTTGGTATTCGTGTTTGAAAGTAAATTAAGTCCTTTGCCAGTAAATGTCGGGGAATCCATAGGTCGCATCATATCATAGAATTTTGAAGATGCTGATTCCATAGCCGCTTTATGCTTTTTAAAACTGTCTGCGGCTAATTTAAGGAGCGCCCTGTCATCTGTGCTTGCTCTATTAAGGATTGCGTGAGTTCCTGCTTCTCCGCCAAGAGATTTGATTTTCTTTGAAAGACCTCTCTCTATTGCGGTAGCAAGACTATCAGAAATAACTCTTGCAGGATAGAATAGAGCGTTACCAAGGATGTTTCTCACGTGAGTCTTGGGATTGCCAAGCATTGAAAGGTATCTCCAAGCGTTAGCCTTCTCCATAAATGATGGCGGTATCTGATTCCAGATGTCTAACTTAAAGGCATTTATCGCATCGGTTATTTCCTTTTCTGTCTTGGCATTATAAATTGCTTCGATAACGCTGTCATTAATTTTTATATTCTTTGCATTATTCTCTTTGGCAATCTTTCTTGCAAGTGATATGGCGGAATAGGCTCTACCTGCTGGAGTTGTTTTATAATGCCATCTTTGGAATGCTAATACTTGAGCCGCATTTGTTATCTCTGGTTGGCTTAAAGCATATAACTCATCGGCTTTTGCAAACTCTCCAAGTTCGTCATAGTGTTGAGCCGCAAGCAGAAGGTCTGCATTATCCTGCTTTGTGAATCTTTCGCCATTCTCTATCTTGCGCTTTACCGCCGCCGCCGTTCCTTCAAAGTCATTTTCTATGTTCTTCTTTGCCTGCGTTAAAACGCTTTCATCAGTGATAACATCTTTGATATAGGCGCTGTTTGTTTCACGCCTTTTGATGATAAGCCGTTTTGTCTCTGGCGCAATGTCTTCAGAGAACAGATAAGTGCCAAATGTTTTGCTTGTATCTTTGCCTTTATATTTCTTCCAAGCGGCTTCAGCCTCTCCAAAAACATCCCCTTCGTCCTTACCCTTGAAATGTTCTATTACATCTTTGAACTTTGAATTAAGGTCTAATTTCTTTCCTGTACCTTCGGCTTTTGCTTTCGCACCTTTAGGCGGAAGTTCTTCATTCAACTTATGAGTTTTGACTTTGCTTTGTTTAAGTTTTTTACTTTGAACTACCTTTCTCCCTTTAGGAAGGTCATTCGATGATGTGAATGTAGCAGTGCCTGTACCTGCGCTTGAAGTGGTCGATGAAGTGTCCTTTAATGCAATCGCATCTTTCCCATACTGATTCTTAACAATCTCAAATCGTCCATCTTCTTCGGCATATTTCTTTATGCTGTCAATGGGCAAATCTGCCCCTTTGCTTTTCGCACGTTTCGAGATGTTTTCAAAAGTAACAGAATCATTATCTTTCAGTCTCGATTCAACAAAGTCATTGATTGCCTTTTCATCTCCAGAATAATCTTTTGTAGCCTTTGGAATTTCTACACCTTTTGCTTCAACTGCTGAAGAAGATACGCTGACGGTTTCAGTTGTAGCCTGTTTGCTTGCATTCTTGCGAAGTTTCTCTTGGAATTTTATTGATTTGTATAACTCATCACGGCTGTAACTGTCATCAACAGAATACTTATTAGCCTTTGCATATTCAACTAATTCCTTTTTGGAACTACTGCTTGTGATTTTCAAGTCGCTCGCAACATTAGATGATTCCACTGTTGTTTGTACAGTTTGTGCGGCTTCCTTTTCGTTGAAGTATTTCTCAAGAGCATCTACATAATCTTTGTGAACCTTATTGCCTTTAGCCCCAGTACCTTTTACTGTTACGTGATACTGATTTGACATATTTTTAAGGTCTTGAACAGTGAGTTTTTCAAGCGCTTCTCTCGATGTGGTTTCGGGATTGGTAGCCTCTTTTACCTCTTTGGCAGTAGGAAGGGTCTTCTCCGCTTCTTTGACAGGTGCTTCGACTTTTTCTTCCGCTTTAACAGATGATTCGGTTTTTACTGACTTTTCTTTGTTTGTTGTTTCTTTTGGCTTCCTTGGATTCCTATTATATAAATCCCATTCGTTAACAAACTGTTCGTCTTTATCGCCTGCCCACGTTTTGGAAACCTTATAACCATTGTCTCTTAAATCTTGTTCAAATTCTCTGTTGGATTTGTATCCATCTTTACGCACTATTCTAACTGCGCCATTTTCATCTTTTACAAGAGCAGTTCTTGTTATTGATTCTGGATTGGATTTTTCAGGCTTGATGGTTTCAGCAGTTTCATCTGCGTGCTTTAAGATGCCATTTTTAGTTGCGGCTTCGTGAGGGATGTTCTGCTTTTTCCTGCCAAACTTTATAATGGTGTTCCCAGTTTCCTCATCAAAACCTACTACTGTGCCTTTGCCCCAATGATTATGTTCAACTTTATCGCCAATTTTATATCCGCCAGATTCGGTTATTTCGGTTTTGGGAGTTTCGGCTTTTGCCTCTTTAACAGGAGCAGGCTTTTCTTCAACTTTCGGTTGAGGTTCTTCTGCCTTTACAGATTCGGCTTTTCTTGCCTTGACATCAGCATCGTATGTTTCACGAAGTCGCAGATATTCTTTATCAACCTGTTCATCCAGTTTGTTGTTCTTATTGATGTCTCTTTCGACCTTCTTCTTTAATGCGAGATATTTTTCTTCGCTATCAGACATATTTAGAAGAGTCTTGTATGACATCCTGTCAGAAGGAGTTCTTGTGTCAACCTTGGTTTTGGTCTCCTTAACAACTGTTTCAGGCTCTTTTACTTCGGCAGTTGTTTCTTTAACTGGTTCGACTTCTGGTTCTTTGACCTCTGCTTTTTTCTTTTTAGAAGATTGGGCTTTTGTTTTCTTGGTTTCTTTAGCCGCTTCCTCAACAGATTCTGGCTTAATGGTTACAGTTTCTTCGGGCGCAGGCTCGCTCTTCATTTTGCTGTAACGCTCTTTATGCTTTTCATTTTTGGTCTCTTTGAGTTTGTTTAACTTGCTTTTTTGAGGTGCGGCTTCTTCTACCACTTCCTCTGCGACTTCATCAATTGGAAGACCTTGCCTATAGCGGTTGAACTGCGCTTCGTCCATATCAACAACCTTGTTATATTCTTCCATAAGGTCATCAATCTTATTGTAAGCCGCATCACGCATTTTGATACCGTTGTCAGCATTGTTATGAGTACCCATTCTGGACTTCATTCTCTGCCAAAGGTCTGCAAGATAGTCTTCTTTGCTGATGGAAGGATTAAGCATACGTGCAGGATTTTCTTCGATGATATTTTTTGTTATCTTATTAGCCTGTTTAATTTGGCTTGCAATAGGCAGACCTTCCATCATACCGCCGATACCGAAGTCAAGTGCCGTATCCATAGCCTGCTGTTTCCAGAAGTCCTTGCCACGTAATCCCTGACCATAGTTGATAAGAGCATTCTGACCAAAACCGAGAGTGGCATCTGATATGGTTTCCTTGACGAGTCCATTTGCGATATTTTCTGCCGTTTTTGTGCCTAATGATTGACCTATTTTGCCAAGCGCCGAACTGCTTTTAATTGAATTACCAAGTCTTGTACCATTCATTATGGCATTAGTAGCCTGTTCGAATTGTGGATTCAAGGCGGCTCTTCCAAGCGCATAATTGACACCTATGCCTGCCATATTACCAAGACCTGCGGCTATGCCCTGATGCGCTTTTTCATTTAGTTCATCAAGTTTTGGTTGCAATTCAGGATTTGCATTATAGAACGGACTGCTCATAAATTGGGTATCCGTCATTTTTTTCCCTGTCACCATTGTTGGTATTACAGCCAAAGCGGAATTGTTAGCAAGAGACTCACCGAAGTTTTTAACGAATCTGCCGCTTGCAGTATTAGCCATAGTTTTCTGGGCTTCATACATCAGATAAGGGTCAGAGTTTGCGGCGCTCCTATCATTGCCACCAGAACCAGTACCAACGTGCATTTTGCCGTCATATTTATATTGTTTGTGAACAGTCTTGCCAGTATCAACATCAGGGTTGCGTTTATATATCCCTGCTTCTTTTGCGGCAGTATTCAGTTTATCATATTTGTTTTTGGCTTTCTGCTTAACAGTCTGAACATTCTGCTTCGTCTGCGCAGTTTCTTCTTTTGTAAGACCTCTCCCTTTAGTCGTACTGCCGTATTGGGTAGTTTTCTTTGAAACATTAGTTTTGTCTTCTTTCTTTGTAGGGAGGCTTTTGCCTTTGGTGACAGTGCCATATTTGGAATCGCTGTCTACATTTTTCTTAATGGTATTAGCCGCACTTTTAGCAGAATCAGATTCCTTCTTCTTTTTCTTCTTATACTCTTCATAAGCCATACGAGACTTTATCTGCCCCTGCACCTGACTTGTGATTGATTGAGTTTTATTTACGACATTTGTTTTAGGCATTTCGCTCTCCTTTATTTAGTCTGTTTCTTGCCTTTTGTTTTGGGTGCGCTCTTTGTGGATTTGTATTTATTCTTGCTCTTTGTTGTCGAAATGGTGTTGCTCTTGGAACTTACGTGGTTACCGTGTACATTCTTCTTTGTGCCATCAACAGTATACTTATTTGTGTTAATGCCCTTTGTCTGTTTAGCCTTTGCTACAGTTAATTTGCTTCTCGCATTTCTTGCTTTGGCTAACTGACCTCCTTCACTTAAATCTTTATAATTTGAAGTCAGAATTTTGCTATAGCCCTTCTTTGTCCAGTCTGTAGCAGTAGTTTTTCCAGAACCGCCAGTAACTCCTTTAAGCGCTCCAGAAATCGCTTTAGCCGCCGAACCTTTCCCGTTGCCAGAGCCGCCACCATCTGAAGAAACGCCAACATCGTAAATACTATTGCTACTACCATATCTACTATAAGACCTTCCAGATGACCTTCCGCCACTTCTACGGCTTCCGCCACCGCCACCTGACGAACCACCAGATACTTCACCTGCCATTAATGCGGCGGCTTTCTTTATTTCTGCATCTGTCCAACCAAAGGCTTTCATTGCACTAAAGTCGCCAGACAACTGCGCTCTCTGTAATGCTCTCTCGTAAGCAAGGGCTTCTTCTGAATGCTGTCTATCGTAAGCGAGGGCTTCTGCCTGTCTCTTTATTTCGTCATCTGCTAACTGATTTTCACGAGCCTGCTGTGCCATTGACAGATAGGTGGATGCTAACTGATTAGCGATGTTCTGTGAGTTCTCCGCTACCATCTGGTCGTACTGCATATTACCAGTATTAAGAGCGTTAGCCCTGTTCTGTTCATTGCCATACAGATTGGTGGAGTAGTTATTCATCAGACCCAACTGTGCCGTTTCTGAAGCACCGCCTGTTACTCCAAGATTAGACAACTGTTCAGGAAGTTTGTTCTGATTGATACGATACTGTGTGTAGTAGTTCTTTGCGGCATTATCGTACTGACGGTTAGTGGAGTCCGTCATATTCTGCCTTGCGTTCTCGATGGCTTGGAAAGAACCGTTATTTACCAACTGATTGGCGTAATTGTTATAGGTCGTATCAAAGCCCTTATACATACCGCCGAGTGCCGAAGCGTTGGTGTTCACAAGTTTTAATAAATCTTCATAATTATTTGCTGTTGCCATTTCCGTCTCCTTGTTATGCTATTTTGTCCTCAAGGTCAGACACTCTTCGGTTTACCTCTGTCATCTGCTCCTCTATGACTGGTACTCTGCGTGCGAAATTGTTATGCTCCCTTACTTCACGTGTTAGTGCTTCTATCTTGGTGTCCGTTACCGCATCGTGTTTGTTGTTCGAGGCGAGGACTCCCATAAGAGTAAGACCGCCTGTTATCAATGCAACGATAATCTCTTCTGTCATTTTCGCCACCTCATATCTTGAAAGCAAAGTTCTTCTGTTTCCCACTACGAGAATCCCAGTTAACGAACTTGCCCTTATATGTTTCTATTTCTTTCTCGTTCTGTACGCCCCAGTGAACGCCCCAGTTATACAACCCTGCTTCTCCTACGAAACCGTGAGCCTTGCAGATTGACTTCCACTTCTTTGCGTACTTAATGAATTTGGTTTCGGTTATCTTGATGTCTGTTGACCAGTCGCAGGCACAGCCTCGCAGATGATTGGAATTCTTTATTCCCCCGACTTTCTCATTCTGTTCTGGCGTTCTGAACCAACTGGTAACGGTCATCGGTCTTCGTAGCCATACCCTGAACTCTTCAATCATTCGGGCGAACTCGTAAGACTCTTTGGTCATTATAGCCGCACCGTTGCCCTTGCCTGCGTATTCGTCTTTTGAGAAATGCTCCGTGACATTCCCCTGCCAATAAATCATCATTTTGTCGCCCCCTCTATCTTGAGTATTGTTTTGCTACCTACGACTCCATCCTGCTTGAGCGACAGTTTCTTCTGTGCCTGTTTTACCTTTGATTCAGTAACCTTTCCAAAATCGCCGTCAATCTTCAGTTTAGAGCCGAGATACCAGTTGAGCCACTTCTGTAACTTCTTGACCTCTTCTCCCTTGCTTCCCTTTTTAAGCGGTGTGTAGACCTTCTTATTAACTGCACGGAATATGTCAAGCCTTTTCTTGTCGCTCATATCGAGTCGGGCTTTCCTTGCTGAAGTGGTAGAGAAGAACCAGTTGCCTGCTGAACCCTCTTTGATTTTATCGCCATCGTGCAGAATGAAGATGTGTCCTTTTAACTTAACGCCCTTCTTGGTGTAGTGACCGATGTCGCCTGCCTTGGCATCTGCTATGGATACTTTCTTATATGCTTCGGGGTGTGCTTTCATATATTTCAACTGCTTCCAGAGTCCTAACGGAATGTTTCTGTCATAGACTGAACGGATGGTAATGCCCGAACTTACATCGCAGGATGCACCCTCTCTGCTTGCTTTTGACCAATATTTAAAGCCCTTGGCTACCTCGTTCTGTTTCGCTTTCCACTGTGATGTGGGGTGTCCTTCGGGATAGTGGGCTTCTTTCGGTCTTGATGTATATGCCAGTCTGTTCGCTTCATTAGCGAGTTTCTTCTGGTAATCTATTGTCTTGTATACGCTTGGATATGCGCCTGTGTATTTACTCGCCATCTTCTTCGTCCTCTACAAATTCTGGGTCATCGTATGTCTCTCTCATATTCTTGACTCCGCTAAACAGTCCTGCCGCCATTAAACCACAGGCAAGTCCTACGATTGCTCCCACATAGGGAGAGTAGTCCATACTGAATGTGTAAGTGCCAAGACCAAGCAGAATACCGAGAATAAGGTCGATTATGAAGATGAATTTAGTTTCAAAGAGTTCCTGTCTTTTGATTACTTCTGCTATGCCCATAATGAGAGCAGTAGTGCCGAGAGGTGTGAATAAATAGGTTACTAATTCGTTGATGTCCATTATGACTCCTTTCAATTAATAGAGATATATTAACTCATAGCCAAAGTTTGAAGTACCGTAGAACTGACCAGGGGTCGCTCCCGAAGAACTTCCTGCCGTTATGGTCAGTGTGTTACCGCTATATGATTGCGTGATTCCGCTTGTTACGTTCTGGACTCTTCGTGTTGAGCCGATACGGAAGGTGTTACCCTTGATACTCGTGCCGTCATAGAAGCAGTCGGTCACATAGTAGTAGGTGGTCGAACCACTCGATGACACGTTTGTAGTCGCTCTCAAGAACCAATACTTCGGCTCTCCGCTTAACGATGAGAACGATAATGTCTGTGATGTGGCATTCAGAGTTGTTGTCTTTGTTGCAACTGTCAGCGAACCGCCGCCGCCACCCGAAGCAGAAATCGTGTAATACTGTGCCGTGGCATTATAGCCAGTAGGTATGTTCAGATACTGTGTTGAAGACGATGCAGATATGGTTGCTTTGCTCGTTCCACTCGAAGTTGCCGATGTACTGCTTGGTAAGGTCATAGACGGCATTGCGTTAACTATTACTTCTTCGAGAGCATCATATCCGCTATCTGCTGTTACCGTCTGCTGTGATGTCGATGGTGATACTGTCTTGGTTTGATACTGCGGTGCTGTAGAATCAACTGCGTAAGTTAACTGATAATATCCTGGTTGGTGGAAATATCCGCCCGAAGAAGCATTTGCAGATGTTATTGTGAGTGAACCGCCGCTATAGGAAGCACCGACATTAATATCAGAGGCTTTTGCTGACGAATCCAACGACAAACTATTCGTAACTGTACCGTCATTCGCTACTGAAATAACCCTTTGGTATCCGCTTGATGTAGAGAAGTCTGACTTAAATATGCACGACCAATACAAGGGTCTTCCTGCTAATGACGAGAAGGTTATTGATGTCGCTCCAGAACCCACCTGAACATCTGAAGTATGGATGTCTGATGATGAACCACTATAGGTGTAGACTAATTTATAATCGCCTGCTTCGAAGTAATAAGAAGTGTTATAAACAACGAGAGTTCCACTTGAATAGTTATGTTGGAAATATGACGAATCGTAGTTTGCCTGCTCTCCGCTTACATTTGTAATGATGTTTCCTACGGTTTTAGTTCCGTCATAGATTACAGATGCAATAGTTTCAAGCGTGTCGATGGCTATATCATCTCTTGAAATAATAACAAACGATGTCGGTTGTCCCAAAAGGTTTTCAAATTCAATATATTGCTCTCTTGATGCTGTAACAGTTGCCGTGCCTACTTGAATCGAACTTGAACCGCCACCGCTAACATCTACTACTAGTTCTGCAAGGTTAGTTACATCGTATGTTCCGTTTATGGTCTTGGTTTCGCTTCCGCTTACTAACTCGCTTGCTGATACGGTGACTGCCGTTCCGTTTATGGTGCTTCCTGTTATGTAGCCTGTAGTGTTGGTTACTGATGGTGTTACTGATACGGAGTGGTTGGATACCGTTCCTTTTGTCGCCGTGGGTGTTCCTGCTGTACCACTTGCGACAGTCTTGGTTTCGTTAAACGGATAAAGACCTCTCTCAACACTTACAGTAGCACCAGACACAGTAATATCTGACGAAGAATTGGTCGGTAATACTACACTTGCCTCTTCTTCATAATAGCCAGATAATGCGATAACCTCTGCTGATAGTAAATCCGCATATACATCGTTAGAATCTCGTCTTGGCACTTCGCTACCGACATAGTTGGACGGTATGGCATTAACAATTATTGATACTGTAGAAAGACCATTGTATCCGCTACTTGCTGTTATTGTATCCGTGACCGCTGATGTGCTTGGTGTATATGTCTTGGTTACTGTTTCAAGTGTCGGAGTTTCTATTCCGTCTACTGCCTCTACCATTTCGTCAAGCGTCAAGATAAGAGGCTCTCCACTTTTGTTTGCTATGGCATTGGCGAGAATATCTAATTTATCTTTTGTTACTAATACATTGCTCATTTAAGTCTCCTGTTTCAAACCATTTAGGATATGGTTATGTCCTTTTTATCTTTCTGACCTCATTTGGTCGTATAAGTATAATCTCGTCCCAACCTTCATCGTATGTGGGTGGCTCAAACATATTGAAATGGCGTGTGACCATTGCGATGGGTCTGCCTCTGTTCTCTCGCCGTACGCACTCATCTAATGGAGTATTTAGCCATATCAATGTCTTATATCCGTCTGCCATATTGGCTATTCGTCTGCGAGCATTTGCGGTCTCAAACAGTCCTTCTATAACCACATCGTCTTGGTTTATGATGTCTGCTATCTTTAAGCCTTGCTTTCGCATATCGTCATAATGATAGGCATTTTTATACTTTGATGAATATGTTGTTTTTCCCGCATTTGGCGAGCCACAGATGAGAGTTAACTTACCCATTCCACAGACCCGTCTGCATTCCAATTAAGGACAACAGTTTGTTCTGAAGCGTAGTTATAATAACTTAAAGTAATGGCATCTTCATAGTCATCATATAGGAACTTGTAGATGGGAAACTCATAACTATAATAACTTTGGTCTGAAAGAGCATAGAATAATCCTCGGCAAAGTTGACCACTTTGAATTTTTTCTTTTGTCGCAGTAAATGTTCCGCTTACAACCGTATACACTCCTGTTGATAAGTCATCATCCATAAATATAACTACATCATACCCAATATACGGGTCTTCTGCCCATCCTGCTGTTGAGCCGTAGATGGTGATGGTGTTGGTGTCTGTGTTGTCTGCAACAATAGAAAAAGCATCATCACCATTCCACATTAAAGCGAATGTTCCAAAACTGCATATTATCCCTTCGTCATCTATAACAACACCTTTGTATGTTGTCCCATCAAAGTCTGCATATAATGTTGCTCCCTCTGTAAACCATTCGGGGCAAGTAGTTCCTAAAACAACTGTGTAATCATTATCTTCATTAAACGCATACTCTGCTTCGGGAATCAGCACATCTCCCTTTACTTCCTGCACAGACAAACCTTTGCCTAAATCTTCACTTGTTACGGATGGGAGTCCACTTCCTGATCCGCCCCCTGCGTTCGCAATTCCGTTCTCTATCTTATTCATAGCCGATGCCGTTATAGTATCGCCTGTTGCCCAAATTGTTGGTGTGTAACTCATTTTTAATCTCCTTATATAATTATTTTGCGTAGTCTTTCATTAGGATATGGTGAAGTCGCCTGTTATCTTGGATTGCATTATTATTCGCCCCAAAAGGTTAATGTGCAATCCCCTGTGACGACTATTGCTCCGTATTCGTCTTTTTCAGCCCTACCGTCTATATTTATATAATCGACAATCCATTCGGGATATATAAGCGTGCCATTTTTACTTATCGGCATTGTATATGTTTGCGCTATAATAGACGGGTCTATTACTAATATGTCATCGTAAAGATACGCAATCAGACCTGCTATCGAATCTACTCCTGCCGACTCATCAAATACGATAGTCACTTCAGCCGTACTGAAGTCGCTTGAGCCACCGCCTGCTACTGCCTGTTCCAATGCGTTCATTTTTGACGCTGTTAAAATGTCTCCGTCTGACCACGTGTTAGGTGTATAACTCATATTTGCATCTCCTACTGCTGTTTCAAGTTTATTCATTCTTGTTGCCGTTACGATGTCGGCACTTTCCCATTCTGTCGGTGTATAACTCATACTACCCTCCCTGTTCCTATCGTTCCAGTACCGAATACCATCATCTGTAAGTTGTCGCCCCAGACATTTGCACTTTCTACTTTTGCGATTCCTACTCTTGGAATAGTTCCGTCTGTGATTCCGTACTCAAGGTTATTGCCGTCAATTCCAGTTGGAACGCTTACTGTTACTGATGAGTATCCGTCTGCACTATCGTCTGTTGCGTTGTATGTTCCGTTTGCCGATATGCTTTTGGTTATTAGCGTACTTCCGCCGCCAGAAGTTACATCTACTATGGTGACATCATCTTCCATATACTTGCCTGCGGTTTCCAGAACTCTCGTCTGATTAGTTGCTGTTGTGAGGGTGCTACCCTTATATGTTACTGTCGTACTCATTTAGGTCACGCTCCCATCGTATATAGGTAATGTCGCAAGAGTGAGATACCCTGCATCATTCGTAAATGACGACACATTGGTTGGTATTGTCGGTATTGCATTTGCCACAAACGCAGTAGTAGCGACTTTAGTGGAACTGTCTCCTGCTGTCGGCGTGGTCGAATTAAGGTATGCATTCCCATCGTATTTTGCACCGCAGTGTGCCGTTGGTGTTTTTGTTAGTTCGAAATAGTATGCTGAAGTATAAGGGGAACTGACAGTTGGTTGGAGATTTACAATGGCATAATAATCTGACTCTCCTGCAAGCGTTGTTGGCTGTAATGTTATGTTGTGCCAAGTTTCATCACTCGTGAGATAGCCAGCATCATTTGTAAACGCACTTACATTCGTAGGCTTATTCTGGATATAGGCATCTGAAGAAGTATCAGTTTCGTTCCAGTTAGACTGCACATTGGCTTCTGCTCCGCTTGCAATACCGTCAAGTTTAGTTTTATCGGTAGATGACATAGCACCATTAGCAGATGTTGTTGCCGTAGGGAGTACCGATGCGCTTATCAGATGTGTACTACTGTCTGTTGCGGCTACTTTTACAGTTCCAGAATTGGATGTGATGGGCAATTCGCCGTGTTCTACCGCACCTATCTCCACCGCACCGAATGTACTGCTTGTGGCTTTAGGTAAGAATTTCGGCAGAATAGCAGAGAACTCCTGTGTGCTTGAATTATAAGTTGTCAAAGGGGCATAGGCATCGTATGTACTACTGCCATTGCCATAAGTGATTTTTAAATACCCTGCTGGGGGTTCGCTATTCTGATTTACCTTTACAACTCCCCAATCGCTTGAATTTGCTTTTGGTACTAATGCGACACCATCATCTACTACTGTCGAGCCTGCAACCTGAACATCAGTTACAGTACCAGTACCACCGCCCTCTGGAGCATATACATCTGTGCTTGAACCATCTATGGTGATAGTCGCTATCTTCGTACCAGAATCCTCTATCTGACTCCACGCTACGCTCGATACTGATATGTTGTCCAGTTTGGTCTTGTCCGTAGAAGACATTGCACCCCTGACAGAAGTAGTGGCTTCGGGTAACAGATAAGGCTTTACCGTGCCGTAAGTAGTATTCACTTCTGCTAAACCAACTTCAAGCGGATTGCCGTAACCGTCTTCACCATACAGAATTTTAGGATACTTTTCAGGGGGGTCTCCTGCTGACCAACCGATACCCACTACTCCAAGATTGCCCAATGTATCCGCAATGGGAATGTTCGCTACGGTATCTGATACTATGGAAGTTCCTACCATCTGGACATCGGTTACAGGAATGTCTGACTCCGTTATGTATCCGCTATCATTTACAAGGTCGCTCGTACTGGTCGGCAATGCCGAAGAAGTGATGAATCCCGAATCGTTGGTCAAATCACTCGTCTTGCTCGGTATGGACGGCTTGTTTGTTAAATCGTTATATGAACCGCTAAACTCTGACTTGTTGTTCCAGTTCGTTATGTCAGCTGTGGTTATTCCGTAAGCAGGGCTTTCTGTAAATACTGGGTCTGTTTCATCACGAAGGATATAGTCTGGCAAGCCTAAATTGCCTGTCAAAGTACCCTGCGGTGAAAGTTCGCCCACCAGTTCCCTGACATTTGATAATGTTCCGTCTGCCATTTACTCCACCTCTCCTGTTAGTATCAAAGAAGCCATACTGATAAATGTGTCCACTCTGCCGTCTGCATCCGTCAACTGAATGTCATACACATACTGACCGAATCCAAGTTCCTTTGTATCTTCTGGTAAGAGTGTAAGGAGCATAGAATCTGACGGAATGTCTTTCAGCACTAAAGGTTCGCTGTCCGTGTATTCGCTTCGGTCAGAGTTCATCTTGTTATGCTTCAAGGCAAAGCGGAAAGAGTCTCCCTCTTGCGGAGTGTATATTTCGTGGGTCACCTTATCTCTTGGAACTACAATAGTCTGTAAGGTATCTCCCCTTGTCATTCTGATTGTCGTGCCTTTGATTTCTATCATTAGTCTGCTCCTTTATTTCCATCTGCCTTTTACATCAAAGCAGAAATATTTCGGTCCAGTATTAGCGTTGGATGTTAATCTGAAGCCTGCCCAACTTCCAGTAGAAGTCGAAGAAGCGTTTCCTATACATACTGCCATAAGTACCATATCACCCGACTGGACACTACAAGTGATGACTGGACCTACCGTAAATAACCCCGAAGGGAAACTTTCGCTGACCGCACTTGTTCTGTATCCGCCTGCATCCTGCGTGGTAGGCGCACTATTTGTAGTAGCCGCACCCCAACACTCTGATTTTCCGCTGTTCCATTTACGATATGTCCAGATACCAGATGTGCCTTGTTCCACTACATAATCTGCAATACCCAAGTCACCAGTAGTTACCGCAACATTGCCAGTTAAGGCGTGTCCGTTTACTGTTCTTGATGTCGGTACTGCCCCTACTTCGCCTGCCGTATATGACGGTTTGGTGCTTGATTTAGCCCACGAATATACATCGCTTGCAGGGAGTGAAGTAACCGCAGAGCCATAAGCCGTAATGTGTCCGTAACTGTCAATCTTGACTGGATATAACGCCTGCGAACTCTGGGCTGTAATTGCGGAATTTGTATGTTTGATTACATTGCTCTCGATTTTGATGCCGTTGCTTGCAGTAAGGGTACTGGGCATATTGGGTTTGTTCTTGATATATGCATCGCTTGAACTGTTGGTTTCATTCCAGTCTGCCTGCACATTCACTTCAGCACCAGAGGCAACGCCATCGAGTTTGGTCTTATACGAATTTGAAAAATCGTTAGTCGAAAGACCTTTGTTTTCTACCTTGTCAACTTTGCCGTTGCTTAAACCGCCCAGTTCAACCACAAGGTCATCTATAAGATTATTGAACTTGTCTTTTATGAGATTGGGATACTTGTCAAACTCTGCCTTGTTCTGCGATACAGTACCAGTAAGAGTCTCTCCGTCAATTCTCGTTATGTTCTGATACCCAGTATCGGTATCTTTTATTTTATCGTCTGTTGTTACTGCCATTGCTATCTCCTTTATTTTGAGAAGTTGCCTACTGAATAGGTCTTTGTTATACCGAGTATGCCGAATGGTTCAAATATTTCGTTGTTTGATACGGTTATCTGAAGCCTTTTGTATTTCTTCACTTTCTTCTTAAAGAAGTCATCACGTGCTGACAGGTCTGAACGGAAAGAGAAGCCCTCAAATAGTACGCTCGCCCAACTGAAGATGTTGACATAGAACTTTTCAAGAGTAACCAACTTTGCTCCGTCTTTAATCAGCGATACTTCGGCAGATGACTTGGACATAGGAAGAAGCGTTACAAGGTTACCTTTCTTGTTAAGAGTCTTGAAATACTGTGGCGCACGGTCATCATCATAAGGCGTAGACCATTCGCAGGGTATCGCAAGACCAACCGTAACTTCTTCCTCAACCATCTGTCCGTCTACCTCGTGTTCAATTATCTTCTTGTCCGTAAGAGACAGATACCAGTGGTCATTGATGTATTCCCAGACTTCAACTCCGTTATCGCAGTATGCCGTGGAATCGTTCACATCCGTGTTGAACTTGCATATCCTTCCGTCTGCCGTTCCAAAGTATATCTCGTCCAGATAGGTAGCCATATACACGGCAGGAATCCCTTCCCAGTAGTATGCTTCGTACTGGTAGTTAAGGTCGTTTCTGTCTGCCCTGCTCACATTTCGTCCGTCAAGCACATAACAATGGTCATTGACACAAAGGATGTAATACTTGTTCCAGACGGTGGCGCAGGCTTCTCTTAAATTCCTCTCCTTAACGAGTTTCTTATCCACATACCTTGACCTGTTCCTTACCGCTTTCTCTGTATTCGTATATGTGTTTGCTACACCGAACACTCCAAATCTTGAGAGGAATAGCGGTTCGTCTATCAGGGCGGCTGAAGCCTTTCTTGAAATCGCTCCTATGGTTGCCGAAGTCGGGATGACCTTGAAGTACATATTATCCTCAAGATACGCTCCGCTAATCAGATACATAGTGTTGTCGAATACGCTCTCGCCCTTGACTACTGCAAGATATTCAGACACTCTCTGAAGCGACATAATCTCGTTGTCATCGTGTCCTACCGTTAAGTAGTTGTTATCGGGGAAGTATGTCGGGTCATTGACTGCCGAGTAGTAAACATAGTTTCGCCTTGTAGACCCTGCTATGAACACTCTGTCGGGCTGTGCATAACCGTAAACCGCAGAGGTAAAGGCTGACAGGAAATCATTCAGTACATCGCCTTTCTTGTGCAGACCATAGTAAATGTTCTCATTGTTAGCCGTGTGGTGTACTTCTCCGTTGAACGGTTCAAAAGTTACACGAATGTTATCCTGACCTGTTACCAGTACATCGTGAGGTGAAGTGAATGTAATGTATGTGGGAACAACGCTGTATGTCGAGGCTATCTCTCCCATTATGTCAAGACCTTTGACACTTGATGGTGTTCCAAGAGTATAGTCAGTATCCTTTGTAAGAGTCTGCCATCCGTTTGTGGCATCGTTCACTTCGACTACTACCGTTCCCTCTACCATCCATTTGTACTGTGCAAGGTCTCTCGCATTAGTCGGGTAGAAGTAATATGTAGTGCTTGTGGCATCACCGAGGAATGTCATCGTCCTTTTAGTGCTTAACAGATTGACTGCTCCGCTTGAAACTGTGCCAGTTCCGTCTGCCGTTGTACCGTAGGAAACCTCTGGAACATATCCGTTGCGAAGCACATTGCTTGACTCGTTGCATAAAAGGAAGTTACCACCGCTATATACCTTGTACATACCCTCTGCAAATATCAGATAGGCTTCGTCATTGAATGTGAAAAGCGCACACTCATTTATGTTGCTTGAAGCCGTATAAAGCGTAGTGGATGTGTACTTCGGCTCTTCTGACGGCTCTGGCGGTTCGTGTGATGGCGCTTGCATATCGTTTCTTAAACCGTAAACACCGTTTTGCGTAACCACTATGATGTCGGGCGTACTGTCGCTTGTGCTTAACCGTCTGTCCAGAACGAGCATCTTGATTATCCTGCCGTGGTTCAGTTCATTTATTACACGCCAACCGAGTCGCTTTACTGGATATGAGCCATCATCTGAAATCATATTAGTTCCAGTAGGCGTTCTACTGCGGTCAATCTCTGTTATGTCTGTGGAATAGTCAACACCGCCAAGGTTGTCATATCGTGTTGTATAAAGTTTTGGAGATTCTGGTACTGCCATTTCCTTGAGTGCCATAACATCA